CCAACTTGTTGGTTGGTTGTCTTGTATTTTGATCCAACCCCCTGTTACCGCCATGATGTCTGCCATACTGATGTTTTCAGCTATGGCTTGCAGGAAAGCTGACGCTTGTGTGCTGGAATCTGCAACATCTAAACTCTCTATGAGGCTAAACAAAACAATCAAATTAGCAGAAATAATATCTGCCGCCGTGAGGTCTTCTGTAATTGACGCAGAGAACTGCGCGGCTATATCCCTTACATCATCAACCGTTAAGTTTTCTGTAATTGCCGTGGAGAACTGAGCAGCAATAGCCCTTACATCATCAACCGTTAAGTTTTCTGTAATAGAAACAACAGTCCCTTGAACAATCGCCAGTACATCATTAAGCGTTAAGTTCTCCGTGATGGATTGTAGAAATGCTGATTGTTGCGTACTAGAGTCCGCTAGAGTTATGTTCTCTGCAAGTGCTTGTAGGAATGTGGATACCTGAGTGCTAGAGTCCGCTAAGGTTATGTTTTCTGTAATTGAAGTGTTAACTGCCAGAATAACGGTTCTTATGTCATTAAGCGTTAAGTTCTCCGTGATGGCTTGTAAAAACGCGGATACTTGCGTACTAGAGTCCGCCATCGTAATTGGTTCAGTGCGGGACTGTAGAAACGCCGATACCTGAGTACTAGAGTCCGCCATCGTAATTGGCTCAGTTCTAGTTTGTAGAAATGCTGATACTTGAGTACTAGAGTCCGCCATCGTAATTGGCTCAGTAATAGACGCAAAGAACTGCGCAGTAATAGCCCGCACATCATCAAGCGTTATATTTTCTGTACGGGACTGTAAAAACGCCGATACCTGAGTACTAGAGTCCGCCATCGTAATTGGCTCAGTAATAGACTGTAAAAACGCCGATGCTTGTGTACTAGAGTCCGCTAAAGTTATGTTTTCTGTAATTGAAGTGCTAACTGCTAGAATAATTGTTCTTATGTCATCAAGCGTTATATTTTCTGTACGGGACTGTAAAAACGCCGATACCTGAGTACTAGAGTCCGCTAAGGTTATATTTTCTGTAAGAGACAAAACATGGGCGATGTTTGCTAATGAAGCAAATGGTACTTGGGCAAAGGTTGATATTCCAAACATATTTTACGTAGGACTACATTGCCCACTCCAGAATAAAGTTTCGGCTTATAGAGTTGGAAATTACAGCCACTTCGCGTATGGTTACTGTTACCTCTATAGTGGCATAAGTTCCAGTCACTTGTGTACTTTGCAACAAAATGTTTGACCCTAAATTAAACCATGCCGAAGTATTGCTAACTGTCAATGTAGACAAAGGGCTTGTCCCAACTTCAACAAGAGTTGATCCATCTGTTATTACAGCAGTATATTCAAATTTAATTTCAAAATTTGATCCTGTGGGCGTTCCCGTGTACCAATCAGTAGGCCCGTCTGCATAAGTGGCGGCACTAGTGATTGTGCTACTACTGTTAAAACTTACGTTTAAAGAGGTAGTGAAGTTATACCAATACCCATCGTTAGCATTGTTCCACGCAAGGTTTGTATCAGGAGACACCCCCGAGTTATGCGCAGAAGCAGTAATCCCAAGATAACTCATGCCGATAAATCTCCAACAAGAATCCATGTGTCTGCGGCAATTTTTAGTAGCGTAGCGGCGCTGTATTGTGCGCGGAATTTGAGACCCGGGGTGGCGCTCACAGTTACACCAACTGCTCCAGCAACAGTTACCTGACCAGCACCAATTTGCACCATATCGATGGATGTGCCAATTGCGTATCCCACACTTGACGCAAGTGGGACTGTCAACGTAATTGCGCTAGCATTACTAAGCGTTATTAACTTTCCTGCGTCTGTTAAAACTAGGGTGTACGTTGTTCCAGTCTGTGCGTTAAGTAATGGGATAGGCATATTAACAATCCTCCGAATCAATAAACCGCTCTTGTTGTTTTAAATTACTGTAGAGATATGGCAATATCTCTACTAATTCTTGCGGATATGGGCAAGCAAACATATGGGTTTCTATTGGAGAAGAACTTTTCTCTCTAGCCTCTGCTGTTGCATACACGGCGACATGATATTGAATGGTAATTTTGTCCCCACGAAAATCAACAATTCGTGCATATGCTTTTGGAAACGACACGCCAATTCCTGTTTCTTGGACTTCTGTTTGTACTGCCATGATTACTCCTTAAAATGCAACTTCAGTAGAGCGAAGATATGCTACCCAGCGAATTGTAGTTGCCGCTTGTCCAGTTACCGTAACCCTTAATGCTCCGTTTGTTGTGTCTGCGGTGACTGCAACAATCCAAGTGGTAGCACCCGTATTTTGCGCAACAACATTTATAACGGATTGAACAATTACAGTTGACGCGGCGGTTGCACCACGCTTAATAACTGCTTCAAATGTCCATGCCGCTGTGTTACCCGCCGCCGTTACGTTAGCAATAATGCTCCCTGAGACATACATTGCAGAATTGTTTTGAAGAACAAGTTGGTTTGTTGTTGAGGCGGTGCTTGAATTACTTCTCAATGCCGTTGCTGTTGCATCTGTTGTTTGGGTTGCAAGAGGCAAAATCCCAGCTTGTAAATGACCTCTACCGGTAAACGTACCCAAAGAATCTCCGGGAAATACGGTTTTAAACTGTACGGAGTTTGTTGTTCCGTAATACCCGCCTATCGCAGTTGCGTTTGACGCATTTACTTCATTTGAGCTTCCTCCAAAAGCACCACCATATATACTGGACACAGTATGACCATTCCCCAAAGCCATAGTAGAAGTGCTAGAACAAACATTTCCCGATCCAGCGGCAAAAGCATTTGTACCAGAAACTACGTTTTCTCCAAACTGTGCAGAACTAGTGCCTGAGAACCCGCCTATTGAATTAATAGATGAGGCACTTCCACTAAGAACCATCCATTTGTAGTTACTGAAAGTAGAAGAGGTACCTCTTATTGAATAAGGAACAGAAATAAAGGTCATGTACCCCGGAGTCCCTATTTTTGCCATAAGGTTGGGTGTTCCCACGGCGTTTGTTGCCGATGTGTCAAATACCCAAACTCCGTTGGTACTAGTACCAACTTGTCCAGTCAATTCAACTCTTATGTTTATGATTTTTCCATCGGCAGATGCGGTAGGCAGTGTTACTCTCACTGGATAGTAAGAGCCGCCTACATAAAAAATTTGCGTACTTGCACAATCATCTGTTAATGCAACTTGATTATTAGGTTGCCCTAATTGCCCCGCATTATCGCGTGCAAAATTCCATAATTGAACTGATGGGGTAACAGTTGATGGAAACCCATTAAACATTAATAATCTCCACCAACCGCACTAGCATGGAAACCTGCGGCGGTTGCTGTACCAAATGTTAAATAGATCCTGTATGCATTTGGAAGAGTAATATTTAACGGAATTGAATTATCCAATTGCTCTGATGTTTGGCTAACAGTTGATGCCGCTATAGTTCTTTCAAAAAACAATGTATTGTTTGCCGCAGTAGTAGTAACAGATCCGTTGTTGATCCAAACACGAGCAACTGTGGCTACATTAGTTCCCAATGCGCGTAAACGCAAAAAATCTACTCGACTTCCATTTGTTGCCGCTGTAAAAATAGGGCCATAAATCGTCCCTGATGTCAAATCAAACGTAGTGTTTGCTGTGACGCCGGGGGTTGCGGCGTTAGCCGCCGCTCCGCTAACCCAGCTAATGTCTGGGGTTAACGGGAAAATAGGACTTGTATTAGCTGGCATTTAAAAGCCTCCAAATGATTGTGCTTGCATTTTAGTAATAGGTAGTGACGAACCGCCGCTAGAAACTTGCCAAGTAGGTGCAACACCTGTGCCGTTGGAAGTTAACACATAACCACTTGTACCGGGGTTATTGCTTGACCACGCAGCATACGAAGATGGGTACGTGACAAACACGTTGACCGTACCAGAGAACGTAACCGCGCTACTAGAATTACTAGAAGACAGGATAGTTGTGCGCGTGAGCGTGGGGCCAGTAGTTGAATACGTGCCGATGCCCACTTCCCAGCTACCAGATGTGTCAGTAGCAGCATAGTACGTTGTGTTGGTATCACCAACAACAGAAAACGCTTGAAAGCCCGTGACAGCGCCAAGTAAGGTAAAACTTACCGTGGTGTTGGCTGTGCCCGTTTCTTGAACACGGTCTTTTAGGGCTAGAGCCATTTAAGACTCCTTATGAAGTCGCTGTAGTGCTGTACGTAACTGCAACAGTATCACCAACAGTAACTGCTTTAGCAGTAGTGAAGTTTCCTGCGGAATACAACGTACCAGCCGTGCTTAACTGCGTATTAACAGCGCCTGAACCCAAAGCTAAAAAACAACCAGCAACTGTACCGCCAGCACCAGTAACAGTGTAAGTGATTGAAGCCGCTGCTGAAGTTGTTATGGCAGTTGGGGTAGTACCAGTAGAAGTAGCCGCAGTAAACACCGCAGTACCACGAACTGCTACAGCACTTACTGTGTAAGCAACAAATTCGTTTGCGGTAGTTATAGACATGGTATCCGCAGCGGCGGCGGTATAACCAGATTTAAGAAGGCCAAGGAAAGGTCCAACTACTGTTACAGCGGTTCTAAGTAAAGAGTTAAACATTAATTCTTTACCAACTGCCATAACCAGATTGGGAAACTCGTCTGTCCACTTGAGATTACCGTCTTTATCGCGGCACTCTACTTGGTAAAAACCTTCAACGCCCATTTTTTCTGGGATAGTTACGTTGGCTTGCATTGTTGCTACTGCGTGATCGCCGAAGCCTGCTGTTTCTTTTTGCATGGTTACTCCTAGGAAATGCGAATAATCGCGGATGTGTTAGTGACTGCTGGGAATTGTACGGTAAATGTGTTAGTAGAGGTCTTATCTGCACCGAAATCTAAGACACAAACTGCCCCACCAGCCCCTATTTTGTATATCAACGCACCGCGTGCAGTAATTGCACCTGTCCATGATGTGTTGCTAAACGAAATAAAGGCTGTGTCTCCGTTACCTACCGTTGGGACTTGGGCTATGGTCAATAAATTACCGCCCGGCGCGTAGTTGCCACCAGACGCTTCGCCAGTTGTTCCTGTGTAGGTAGTTGTGTCTTCATTGAGGGTGGCTGAGTTGGTATACAACGCCAAATAAAAACTACCAGACGTAAAGTCAAATGAGCCATTCATCAAGCCCGTCTTAAACGTGTTGGTTGTCCAGTTGCCAGTAAACGCCATTACTGAACTCCGTTATTCTGCGGCAAAGGAGCCACGCGAGCCTGACCACTGCGGTACGCATCACTGCGCTCAAGGCCATCGCCAAGACGTTTAGCAAGTGCAAGTGCTTCCTTGTACTTAGTGTCGTACAACATGATTAAATCTTGTTCACCTTTCATGTACGTATACGCTTCAACCAGCGAACCATACAAGAGAACCGTGTCAAAGTTGTCTCCGAGCCAAGTCTGACCAGAGGCGGCAACAGTAATTGACTCAGGGTAGTAATAGTAGTGTAGTTCTACGCTATACGACGCATTGGGTGTTGGGCCAATAATGAACGACAACTCGTTACTAATTGTGCTGCTGGTTACAGTTGGACCAAACAAGGCGTAGTATTTAGGGGCACCGACATCAGTAGTTGGGTTAGGGTACGCTTGACGTATGAAGTTCACATCTTTGTTTAGAAGATATTCATAGTTACCAGTAGTAGCGTCAATTACCGCCAAAGAATAAGTAGATAAAAAATCATCAGGGCAATTTAAATACATAGCCCGTGGGTTTGTACTTACGTTGTATGCCGTGATTGCGCCCGTTACGTTCTTACGTAACGACGGAAACTGTACCGTGTTGTAAATGCGTTGTTCAGCCTGCTCAATAAAGCGGTTGACTTGTTGGGCTGACGTGACGACCGTGCTATCCGTCAACGTCGTGTCGGGGAAGCTGTTTTCTGTATACGTCTTAATCGCAGTTACTAACGCGGAATAGTTCATCCCATTGGTCCTCTTGCCATCAAGCCTTTAGTGGCACAGCCAGTACCGCGTATTTTGATGCCGTCGGTTTTAACCTTCTCATTGCCAGCAGATTTGCTAATAGCGCCAAT